AAAAATACACGGAAAACACAATAATAATAATCATAATAGCTTATATACTTAAAAACAAAGGTTTTTCTTCTTGTGGATTTAATATTTATTTTCCAAACTCGTGCTTAGTCCTTTTTGGCTTTCCCCCGCCCAGCCACGCAGGCAGGGGCTTCCGAGGTATGCACATTGCAAAACACGAAAAAGTAAAACGGCATAGTTTCAGGTATTCAAACACTTACGAATATCGCCCAGGTATAGTCTTTTGTACGTTTTGGAGAAGATACCAAAACGAACGGATTTAGACTAAAATCTAATTCTCCAAAACGCTTGACATTTTATGTGGAGGGGGTAAAATAGTAACTGTTGAAACGGCTTGTTTCAACATAACTTATACAAAGGAAAATCATCATGTCAAAAGCTAAAAACAAACAAGTCGCACAGACTGCAACCCTTGACCTTGATCAACTCGCTGCAATGGTAGAAGCGGGCAAGGCCAAAGAGAAAGCCAAACCTGAAGCGGTAGACAAGGGCTTGCACTCTTTAGCACTGAACATGGCAAAGGCAGAAGGCAATTTTGATAAGGCACTGAACCAAGTGTATACAACGTTCAAATTGTATGCACTTGCCGCGCTTCCGATTATTGAACGTATGCCCGCACATATTGCAGCATTGCAGGATATCAGAAGCGTATACGGTGAAGCGCGCAAGCCTGCCGCTATTCAGCGGGTAACAATGCTTAACAACATCCGCACTATTGCTTATGGCAAGCCAGCGAGCAGGGATACAGCCGCGCAATCCGCGCAAGGTGTAGACTGTGTTATCGAAGCATTGAATGCGTGCGCAAGCCTACCAGCGCTTAAACAAGCGTTAAGCGCTATGAAGACAGTATCCCATGGTGCGCAAGGTGTAGCAAAGGGCGTAACTGTAAAAGCACATACGAAAGCCGCGCCAGTTAAAGCGGATGATGTTGTTATCCCGAGTACACGTAAGGAAGCGATTAAAGCCGCTTGTCGCATGCTGGAATTTATCAGCAGCACATTCCTACAGGCGGGCAGTGATAGCGAATTGGTGTTAGAGGTTGCTGATGTAATTGAACACTTGAAAGCGAAAGCCGCTTAACTGTTTTAGATTTAAATCTAAACCCGCTCTAACAAGAGCGGGTTTTTTTGCGCCTGTAATTAAGTAATTCTTTTTAGCGCGAAGGGGGTACAGGGGGGTTTGAGGAGGAGGGGGTGGGGTCTCTTATTACCCACAACGCATTTAAAATTTAGTACCCAAAAATAAAATAGGACTCTCGTACTGTATTTTACCCCTTGACAAATACTCTCAGATTGTGAGACTATGCAACTCCCATACAATAGGAGTAAAAAATGAAATCAGCCGAAGAGATTAACGCAGCATTGAATGCGGTAGCAGACGAGGCGCGTAAAAACGGTTTCGCGTTTGTGGCGGGAATACAGTACGACACACACCATGAGGTTTTTGGTGTGGGTGAAGTGGCGCGCTGCATGGGGCTTGTGCAACTGCAAGATATCCAGCTGAAAGGCCGCTATATAAAGTAGACTTGACACCACGCAAAAAACTCTATATGTTTTACCCCACCCAAAATCAACGAACACCACTAGGAGAAAACCATGTTTGAGACACTGTTCAAAACCACACCCACTGAAACCCCAGTCGCGGAAGCACCTTTGTTATACACTCAGCGAGATGACGGCACCTTCCAGGAGCAGATGGATGTTATTTACGCGCCTGGCACCGTGTTCTACACCCAGAGCCCCGACGGTTCATTCGAGCCCGTCGCTGACTGGAACACAGATGTAGCTCAGGAAACACCACAGGTCACCGAGGAGTTCGTGATCACCACGGCGGTGAATTTTCTGAGGGCCAAAGGATACACAGTCGCCGCAGAGAACGAAATCAAACCAGGCAGCAATCTCGAACATGCTATTGAAATCAGCCTGATGCTGGATCAGTTGCGGGGCATGGCGATAAGCCACGTTTCAAACAGGGCGTCGATAGACGACATGTGCGAGTTGATCGGGAAAATCAAGGCTCTGGTATAAGCCGTGAACCTCGTGCCCTCAAAATTCTGCTTTGGGGATGGTGTGGACCAACCACCCCACTTGGTAGCCAAATCTGCTTTTTCAGAGGACAGGACACGGGTGGATGGCTTATGTGTATACTGCAGAGAATGTAATGCGGCGCGGCAGAGAGCTTGGAAACGTGGAAATCCCGAAAAGGTCAAAGCAGCAAAGCGGGCGTATCGTAAAATGAAAAAGGAGCGAGATCATGGCGGATAACGAAAACAAAGGCCCGATGCCGGGCTTCCTCAATAAAGGCCTGGGTATGCTGTTTGGCACCAAACCAAAAGCCGGGCAAACGGGGGGTATGGCACCTCCCCCTGCGCGCGTAGTTCCTGCGCCCGCAACCCCGACACCCGAGATGCTTGGCACTGGTTTGGCAGCGAACGCGGCGACCGAGCTGCAGCAACGCAAAAACCGCACAGACGCCGCACTGAGAGCGGCAGGAGCAGAGTAATCATGGCCGATTCGATACTAAAAAAAGTGTTCGCCCCTTCCGGCATGGTGGAGCCGCCCAAGAAAACAGCCGCGGTAAAGCCGCCAGCCCCGGAGGCAGAGAAGGTAAAAAATCCCTTCCCAGAGGCGATGCCGGTCGAACGCGTGAAGACAAAATGATCCAGGGCTGCAAACGGATCGGGCTGTTTATTCTGGGCATGCTGCTGTGGTCTGCGCTGCTGAACAGCTACATATACGCCAAATTTTACTGGCCCCAAGCGGAACCAGAGCCTGCTGCATGCTGGACAAAAATATGCTCGACTTGAATGACGCATACGACTTCCCCACCCGGATGCTGGCGGAGCCGGCAAGAACCGTTACGCCAATAAACCCGACAGACCCCGCCAGACTTGGCTACCCCGCGACACTACCAATAGAAATCGCCATGCGCACGTCAAGCACCCGCGCGGTGTGTGAAGCGTACAACATAACCGAAGACGAGTGGAATCTGATCAGGAGTGATCCGACATTTCTGGCCGACCTGCAGCGCGCGGTGGACATGCTCAAGGAAGAGGGCATGAGTTTCCGCATGAAGGCGAAGCTGCAGAGCGAGGAACTGCTGAAAACAAGTTGGCGCATGATACACAACCCAAACACGCCGCCCAACGTAGCAGCGGATTTAATTAAGAGCACCGCGCGCTGGGCGCAGTATGACGTTCCACCGTCCCAGCAGCAGGCTGCTCCAGGCAGCGGGTTTTCTATCGCAATAAACTTCACCGGTTCCGCGCCGGAGATAAAGACAATCAATGGCTGAGTTCTATACATACCTGCAGTGTAAACCCGATGGCACGCCTTTTTACGTCGGCAAAGGCCACGGCCGCAGAAGCCACAGCTTTAAAAAAGCCGATAGAAATACGCATCACAATAATATTATCGCTAAATACGGAAAGCACAACATACAAATTTTTGTGTTTCCTTGCGACTCGGAAGACCAGGCTTTTTCCGACGAGATACAGCAGATTGCGCAACTCAGGAGAGAAGGATACATACTGGTGAATCAAACCGCAGGGGGTGATGGGTTTTGTGGTGGACGCCATTCTGCAGAACGCCGGGCGACAATGAATAAAGATAGAATGGGTGTACCGCGATCTGCGGAAGTAAGAGCAAAAATATCAGCTAGTAATGTAGGAAAAAAGCGGAGTATCGAAACGCTACAGATAATGTCACGTGTTCAAACAGGTAAAAAATTATCGCTAGAGTGCCGAGCTAAAATGTCAGCGGCGCACAAGGGTAAAAAAGTATCTGAGGAGACCAGGGCTAAAATGTCGAAGGCGCAGCTAGCTAGAGGAGAGCACGAGCGTGGCTAGTATCGACTACACCCCAGCGCCGATAGTCTCAGAGTTCATCAGGGATTACATACCGAACGAGCTATTCTACGATTTTATCGTGGGTCCCTTTGGAAGCGCCAAAACCACCGGCATGCTATTCAAAATAGTTTACATGGCGGGGCTGCAGGCCAAGAGTCCAATCGACGGTATCAGGCGAACGAGGTGCGTGGTGGTTCGCAACACGGCTCCACAGTTGGCGGATACAACGCTCAAATCGTGGAATATCTGGTTTAAAGACGGTGTAGCCGGTAAGTGGTTGGCAACGCAGAAAACCTTCCTGCTGAAATTCGGCGATGTGGAGTGTGAAGTGTTGTTCCGCGCGCTGGACACAGCGGATGACGTGAGCAAGGTTCTCTCGCTCGAAGTGACGTTTGCAGTGTTGGATGAGTTTGTGCAGATAAAAACGGAGATCCGCGAAGGTCTGTCTGGACGCTGCGGGAGGTATCCACCAAGAGTAGAAGGCGGGGCAACGAATTTTGGCATGTGGGGCGCGAGTAACCCCGGTGAAGAAGACACGGACTGGCATAAGTTTCTGATCGAGGACAAGCCGAGCAACCTGGCGTATTTCCACCAGCCAAGCGGGCTGTCCCCGGATGCAGAGAATCTGGAGAACTTGCCGCCGGGGTACTACGAGAACTTGGCCAAAGGCAAATCACCCGCGTGGATCAAGCAGTTTATTGAGGCGGAATGGGGCTACTCGATAGCCGGGAAACCGGTCATACCCACGTTCAGTCGGGATTTGCATGTGTCCAAAACGTATCTCACACCGGACAAATTTCTGCCTTTGGTGATCGGGTTTGATCCAGGCATGCACTCGGCGCTGATATTTGGGCAGGAGGATATCTACGGCAGGATGCACATCGTAGACGAACTGATACTGGAAGGCTACGGCGCGACCCGGATGTGTAATGACAGGCTGATACCAATGCTGAACGCCAGATACAGGGGATTCGAGGTGATCATAGCACCCGATCCCGCGTCCAACTCGCGCACCCCCACAAATGAAAGCTCCGTACTGGATGTACTTAGAGAGGTCAGATATAAAAAGTATTGGTCGGTCAAAGTCGGCAGCACCAACTTGATCGCTCCAAGGCTGGAATCGATCGAACACTACACAACCCGTTTGACAGAAAAAGGCCCCGCGTTGGTGGTTGATCCGCGATGCAGGGTAATCATAAAAGCCTTGGCCAGTGGCTGGCGCTATGAGCAGAATAAGCGCAACGGGGAAGATAAAGATGTACCGGAGAAGAATGCGTACTCGCATCCGGGGGATGGTCTGGGGTACCTTTGCCAGTACCACCAGGAAAACAGCGGGCGCAAAAATACACGTAATTCCGCGCGGCGTGTTGTGCTGCCATCCATAAACAGGTATAACATGCGGTGATTGACACAGGCAAAACAGAGTGTTAGGGTGTGGAAAAACAGGAGGCGGACATGGCAGACAGAATGGAAGGTGTGTGGCTGGAAGCAACAATACCCAGTACAACCCCGGTGATTGTGCAGACGGATGGAGCTCCGTTGCCCGCCACGGTTACGCTGAAATCGGCGGCAGCTGGCAGGATGTTTGAGTTGTCCACCGACGGTGGGGTTGAGTACTTTACCGTATCACCGGATGTGACCTCGGCCACCATGATGAACTTGGCAATTAACGCGCCAATTTCTCATCTGCGTATCACAGGCACGACCGATGATACTTGGAGCATACGATGAGCTGGCCTACCCGCGACAACGAAAAATCGGTGCTCTCCTCGATAAAAACGATGGTGAACGGAGATATCATATTCCGCGTAAGTGAGCATATCCAGCTGGTGAACCTGTTTTCAGAGTGCATCACAGCAAACAACGCTACGGCATCTACGCTGCAGTACAGCGTAACACCCGATGTGGGTTCGGTTACCGCGATATCTGGGGCTTCCGCATCACTGGCAAGCGTCGCAGCGGGCACTATTCTTGTTCTGGATGGCGGCGCTCTTGCTACAGCTCCCGCGCTATCTGCCGCCGGGGTATCTTTGGCTCAGACGGCGAGAGGCATTATCATCCCCAAAGGCACGATAAAGCTGGTTGTTGGTGTAGGTTCGACAACAGGTACCTGGATACACCACATTCGCTATGTTCCGCTACATCCCGGCTCCTTCGCTACCGGTGTCTAAATATGCCTGACGCTATTAATTTGTCTGCCGCCCCAGCGGAAACCCCCGAGGCCAAACCATCTAATCGGGATATTCTGGCGGCCAAATTGGCGATTAACCCGGAACAGCTTAAGAGTCTCGGCGTGTTACTCGCGACAAAATTCGCGCAATATGAGCGGGATCGCAAACTAGCCGAACTCCAATGGGCACGAAATGCCCGCCAGTTTTTAGGTCAGTACGACCAGGAAATAGAACAAAATCTTGATCCGAACCGCTCTCGCGCATATCCAAAATATACACGCGTAAAGTGTGTATCAATGCTGTCACGCTTGATGAATCTGCTGTTTCAGGCCAGCGACAAGTGCTGGACGGTGGAGCCTTCTGCTGTGCCTGAGCTGCCCCAAGGCGATCTGCAAACGGTACTGGATAAACTCGCTCAGGCCGCTCAGGGACAAGAACTTACCGACGACGCGATCGAACAGGCCATACGTGACTTCGCAGGGGACAGAGCGAAAAAACTGGAACTGGAAATCGAGGATCAACTACAGGAGCTGGGCGGGAGTACGTCGGAGGATTTCGTTCAGCTGTGTCGCCAGGTTATCTACAGCGGCGTTAAATACGGAATGGGCGTACTCAAAGGCCCATTCACGCATGCGCAAAAGCAGAGAACATGGCAGAAAGATGTGAGTGGTCGCATGATGGCGGTGCCGACGGAATCATACCGCCCGCGCTTCGAATTTGTGTCGCTGTGGGATTATTACCCCGATATGGCGGCCAGGAACCTCAAAAGCATGGAAGGGCAGTTTGAACGGCACATCATGAGCAAGCACCAGCTCATGCTGTTAAAACAACGGCCCGATTTTATTGCGTCGCAGATAGACGAGGTATTGCGGGTGAACCCAAACGGCAATTACACCCGCAAGGCCTGGGAGACAGAAGTGCGCGCGATGGGTGTTCAGTTGCAGGTAACGGACACAGATCGCAACAAGTTCGAGGCTTTGTGTTGGGAGGGGCATCTGAGCGGTCGTGATCTCGCATCGGCTGGCCTGGATATCCCAGAGGGCAAGGAGTCCGAAGATCTGAGGTGTAATGTATGGTTCGCACCAAACGGCAACACGGTGATAAAGGCCGAACTCGACCCATGGAGTGAACTGGATACGGATGGTGAGATGCCGATGTATCACCAGTTTATATTCGAGGAAAACGAAGCAACACTGGTCGGTACAGGACTGCCGCAAATCATGCGTGACAGCCAGATGAATATTTGTGCCGGTACGCGCATGATGATTGATAACGCAGCCATTATGCGAATATTCGAGGTTAATACCGAGCTACTAAGCCTCGATCAAGATACCAGCGCAATTACCCCAGATAAAATTTTTTACCGGGATGACGCGAGCCCAGCCACGGCGGGTATACCCGCCATACGGGAAATAAAGCTCGATATTCGGGTAACTGAGCTGACACAGATGATTCGGCTATTTCAGGATTTTGCGGATCAGGAGACCTTCGTTAATCCCTCTACGGGCGGGGATATGCAGAAAGGCCCAAGTGAGCCGTTTAGAACAGCAGCGGGGGCGTCTATGATCCAGGGCAACGCGGCGTTGCCATTCAAGGATGTCGTACGTAATTTTGACAAGTTCACAGAATCAGTGATCGGGGCGATTGTGGTGTTCAACCGCAATTTCAACGCTGATCCGAAGCTCCAAGGAGATTTCAAGCCTGTAGCACGCGGAGCCACTAGCCTGATGGCAAAAGAGGTGCTTGGGATACAGCTGGACAACTTCGCGAACACACTGACGCCGGAAGAAAAAGTATACGTCAAGATGCGTGAACTGGTGCGCGCCCGTGCCCGCGTGCGGGATCTGGAAGTAACCAATATCATCGTGGATGATGCGGCTGCAGACTCAATAGACGCTGCAAACGCGCAGCGCCAACAACAAGTTCAGGGGCAGCAGGACAAGCTGATGGAGGCTCAGATACGGGATATCCTGGCTGATACGCTCAAATCGCTGTCCCAGGGCGGAAAAAACAACGCATCAGCGGAGGCCGTTACAGCGAAAACAATACTGGACGCGATGGAAAAGGGGTTACCTCTGGATAGCGTGTTAAAGGGTGTTTCCGCCGGGCAGCAGGCGGCTGGGGGTGAGAGCGCAGCAGCGGAACCGGAAGTACCGGCGGCCCCAGCCGCTGCTGCGATGCCAATTGGACCACAACAGGGGGTATAAATGTCTGAAATAATTGATCCACGCGCGGAGGAAAAAAGGCTTTTAGCGGCAGTTCAAGCAGGACAGCGGGAACCAGGAATGGTCGCATTGTGCCGGCTGCTCGAAATTCGCCTGCTACGACATCAAAACGCTATGCTGGATTGCCAGCACGGGGAGTTTCTCGCGCTGCAAGCGGAAGCGAAAACAACGGCAAAGCTGATACGTGAAATAAAGCCGAAAGTGAACTAAGCTACAACCTATTGACTACCCGCTATTTTATAAGGTATAAGGCGACATGACTACTGAAAACACATCTTCTACAGAAACTTCTACCGCCGAAGAACTCGAAATTTCGAGCGCTTTCGCGGAGTTTGCTGCGGACCCGGCACCTGCTGCCAAAACGCCGGAAGAGATAGCTGCTGAAGCTGCCGC